TCGGCGATGATCTCGCCGGGCATCATCAGCAGCCCCAGACCAGAAACGGCGCCCGCAGTCACGCTGCTGGCGCCGAAACTGAACAGCAGATCCAGGTCTGCGTCAATCATCGATCAGAGGTACTTCGCCGAACCCCGACCCATCACGCTCACGGCACCGGAGCTGGTGCCGCCGGAGGTGGTGAACAGCACCCGCACGTAACGGCGCAGGATGTCGCTATTCAGCGTCAGCGTGGCGAAGCCGGCGGTGTTGGCGGCAGCAGCGGTGAAGCCGCCCCCGGTCACGTCGACGAAATCGCCGGCAGTTGTGGTGTCGCTGTGCTGGATCTTGGCGGTCAGGGTGACGCCAGAGCCGGCGGCGGCATGGTCCAGGGAGAACGTCACGTCACCCTCGTAGGGCAGCAGGTCCACGGTGGCGGCAGATCCGCCGACCTGGCCGGCGCCGGTGGTGCTCGCCAGGGCCACGACGGCGCAGGCGTGAAGCTGGAAGGCGGTCGTTTTGCCGCCGAGGTTCTGGATGGTCATTTGTCAGCGACGGGGGGTTTCAGGTTGCGGGGCTTGCACACCGGCGCCTCGGCCGGGGCCGGGGCCGGCGCCTCCGCCGGCAGGGCAAGCTGCTGGGAGATCAGCAGCTTGGCATCGGCAGAGGAGACCTGAATTGGATCAGGTCCCGGCTGGCACTGTTCGCCTGCAATGCAGCAGGCGGTCTGGAGGATGATCCAGGCCATTAGCTTCCCAGGGCGAAGCTGGCGGCCCGGCGGCACACCCAATCCAGATCTTGCATCACGGTGTAGATCACCTGACCCTTGGCGCTCTGGGTGTAGGGGTCTACGACGATGTCCAGGCCGCTCCAGGTGGCCAGGACCAGATCCGAGAACACCCCGTAGAACACGTCGTTGGTCTGCACCTGGTTGGACACCAGGACCGGATGGCGGCCGATGGTGCCAGCGTCCGAGACGATGTAGTCCGACCCAGCAGCCGAAGCCCGCAGGGTCTTCATGCCGCCGGCCTCGGTGATGGCGTTCATGATGTAGCGGGCGCTGCCCACATTCACGTTCGCCGCGGTGCAGGCTGCCCGCAGGTCGATGTAGTCGCCCCAGTCGCCGGAGTCGTGCGTGCCGCTGCCCAGGTTGGCCGGGTACACCTGAGAGGCGCCGCCGCCCAGGGTCACCGAACCGATGCCGGTCACGTTGCGCAGGCCCAGCGGCTGCGCATTGGAGCCGGTGCCGTACAGGCCGCTGGAGTCCACGCCCAGCGCCATGCGCTCGGCCATGTCCTGGCGCACTAGAGTGTCAATGTCCGGAGTGGTCTGGATCAGGGACCGGCGGGACACCGGCACTCGAACGCCGATGGTCTTGGGGGTGCTGGAGATCAGGCCAAAGGTGGCGTCGCTGTTGGTGACGTCAACGTCCTCGCCGACCCAGTAGTGCTGCGATGCAGCGGTCTTCCGGGGAATGTCCACGTTGCCGGTCAGGCCCGCCAGGGTGGTGATGCCGGACTGGAGCAGGGCCGACTGGTTGATCAGCAGATCAATGAACGACCCGGCCAGCAGCTCGGTGCCGACCAGGGCGCCGCCCTTGCCGAAGTTGCCGACGGTCTGGTCGCGCTTGGCGACCACCACGTCGAACGGAATCCACTTGCCATTGGCGGCACGGTCGGCCTTGGTCTCGGCAGCGTTGTGGCACTCCAGCTCAAAGCCGGCGGCATCGCGGAGGGACTGATTGGTCGGCTCGGCCATGTGCCGCAGCAGCTTGATCATTGAGTAGCGCTTCAGGTCGCGCTGATCCATCCCGATCAGGGCGTCAGCCTCGACGTGCAGGCCGCCGGGCTGCAGCTCGCGGCTGCGGGCACCGATCTTGCCCAGCACCTGCTCACGGGCCTGGTCAACGGAAGCGCCAGCGTCGACCAGATCGTCGGCCATGCCCTCAGGCATGCCGTGCTGGCGGCAGATGGCGTTGATGCTCTTGATGCGCTCACGCTCGACCTCAGCGGCCGAACGGGCATCGGTGGTTTCGATGGTCATCGTTTCGGACGCAGCCGATCGTTGCTCCTTCATGATAGGGGGGGTCAATTGTTGAGGTTCCGGCGGGGCGGCAGCCGGGTGCTCCAGCCGCTGCCGTTCGCTTGATGTCAGCTCTGCTCCTATGTCCTCCAAGTAGGCAAGCTCCTCAAGCTCAGCCTTCTGAATCTCAGCCGGGCTTCCCCGCAGCTGCCGCTCATGCCCCACCGAGTCGTCAGCAGGGATTGACACGGTGGAGACCTCCAGCGGTGCCCATTTGGTCACCAGGATCTTGCCGTCGCCCATGTCCATCGCGTCGCGGACCTCATAGGCGAAACTCACCTTGCTCGTGATCCCGCTCTCGACGTCCTGCCGGCGCTTCCATTCCTCACTCCCGCGCTCGTTGGTGTTCGGACTCCAGCGGGTCGTCACCACGCCACGGCGATCGGCGCCGATCTCAGCGCCAGTCACGACACCCAGCACCACGTCGCGGTCGTGGTTCCATAGGTGGACCGCTTGATTGTTCAGCCGGCTCAGGTCCGCCGCGCCAGGGGCGTGACTCAGCACCTCACTGCCGAACCATCGTTCCACCGGTGACTCACTGCTGAACGTGAATCGGATCCCGTCCTCAATCGCCTCCGGGGCCATCGCCACGTCAAGCTCGCGGCGGACCACGCCAGACCCAAAGCACCGCTGCAGCTCACCATGCGCCAGCTGGCGGGGTGCCGCAGACTCAGCGCTCAGCTTGCTCGCCGGGATGATCCAGTGCTTGCACAGTGCGCCGGGAGCGATCTCGCCCTCGACCACCTCGCAGGCCGCCGGGCCCTGGTAGAAAGCGCAGTTGCTGCACACCATCCCCTGCCCCGCGAACGGGCTCTCGGGCATGTAGTGGGCATCGGCCTGGCTGAACTGGCCCACCTCGTCGGTGATCTCCTCCAGCGCCTCGTAGAGCATCCCCTGCGCCACCGTCATGTCTGGCGTCAGCTCACGCTCCCCCGTCGCTTCCTCAAACAGGATCGCGGTGTGGTCGTGATCGTCCAGCCACTTCCGCGCCTCGGCCGGGGTGAACCGTTCGGCATCGAATCGGATCGCCTGCAGCACCACCGGATCGTCGCCCTTGATGCCGTAGATGAAGTCCACCCCAGGACCGCCGGCGTCGTTCTGGCGGCGGAACCTATCGAACCCATCCGGGTCCACCAGTCGCGCGGCATGCTCATTCGGATACGGGCGGGCCCCCTGGTCTTCCATCCCGGCAATGCTGCGATCTGCCTTGATGCTATCGGCCCTCTCACTCGCCCACCGCTGCCCTGGGTCGCCGCCCCACGCTGCCCATGCCACACGGCCCGGGCTGGGGTAGCCGTCCTCTCCCGGCCGGAAGCCATCGGCCTGTTTGTCCACCTCGTGCCGGGCGAACCATGCGGCCATGGTGATCACGGTCTGTTCAGAGAGCGCATCGCCGGACAGGATCTGCGTTGCCCGGCGGGCGGCCACAGCGGTGCCGCCGCGGCAGCCCTCGGCCTTCCAGTCGCGGTAGCGCTGCGCTTCCTCGCGCATCCCGGCGGTCGGTGTCAGGTCAGGCATCTGACGAGTCCTCCGCTGGCGGATCCGGTCGGATCGGTGGCGCCTGAGGCTGCACGCCGTACTGCCGCTCCAGCTGGCGTTGGTTCGCGTTGTCCTTCAATACCTGCTCATAGGTCGTGCCCTGCCGAATGCAAATCTGGGTCTTGCTGACGTGGCCTGCGGCCTCCATGATCACGTTTGCCTCGGCCTCTTTCTTCGGGTCCAGCGAGGCCCATCCCCTCGGCTGCCACTGCGCCGCCATCAGGTAGCGCTCCGGTCGCAGCTCGAAATCCGGTAGCCGCACCGCGCCGGCCAGGACGGCCAGCGGCAGCCACTCGGCGAACACTCGCTCGTGCAGACGCTGGATCAGCATCGTCTGCTCCACGCTCCAGGCGTCCTGATCCTGCAGATACTCCTGGCGCTGGCTGCTGTAGCTCGCCTGGCTTGCGTCACGGGTCAGGCTCGCGTAGTTGACGCCAGTTCCCATCGCAATCCGCCGCCCCTTCTGCCGCACGAACATCTCAAACTGCGAGTCCGGCGCCTGCATCTGCGGCACCACCACGTCCTCGCCAGCCTTCAGGTACTTGAACACCCCAGGCTCGAAGTCCGTCACCCTCTGGTTATCCATCACCCCATCACCAATCAGTTCGCCGTCATCGGTGCGGATGAATCCCATCTGCGACGCTGCGGTCCTGGCCCGGATCGTCGCCGCTTCCTCATAGCCGTTCGCCTGGTGCGCGTCCGCGATCACCGCATGGATCCGCGGCAC